GAAAAAGATTCGAATCCCCGAATGGAATCCAGCCAGTGGTCTGGTGTCTACCATTTACATAAGGTAGAGATAAATTGCCAGCGCCAATGTTGAGGAATGGTGTTGAGAAAGACTGATATCCCTCTACCATCTCGGGTGCTTTTTGCTGTGATGTTCTGAATCGGTCAAATATGCCCATGATTAGTCGTAAATTGATGTTGTTGATGCGCCACTGACAACCATTCTGCCCTCCTCAATGACCACTCCAGTGGTGTCACTGATTTCTGTTGGCGGTATGGTTGATTCATAAACGCTGTATGTGTATTGCCCTTTCGTTAGCTCGACATCAACGGGCTCATCCAAATAGAATAGGTTGAATCGCTCTGGATAGTCGGAGTCATCTGGTGCTGTGAAGAGAATCGGGTCGGATGTTGGATTCATTTCATTTTGAAAAACGAACAAATAGTATGGTGAAGTAAGTGTCGACACCTCTGTGAGCGTCAGCACAATCGAATTCACCTCTCCTTTATTGATGTATATCATTATAGTTATATTGCAAATAGGTCAAAAAATGTTCACAAACAAAAAAAGCCACCCGTTTGGATGGCTCTTTAAGTAGGTTAATTCAGATTATGCAATGACAGCATTGACAGCAGCTGCTTCAATCTCGTATGCAAGATAGTCATTCTCCGCCACCAAAGTAACGGAATATTTTGAGCCATCTGCACGATTTTGGCCAGAACCTTCACCAACTGCACTCAATTGAAGGTATGGGAAGTACCAATATTTCCCGTTCATGTCCTTCACGATTGCGTTGAGGTATTGCTGACCAGCACCCAAGATTTTGATTGCTTGAGATTTGTCCTGGTCACGGCGATGGAACATCAAAGAGATGGTCGCAGTGACATAAGATGAACCATTCACAAGGTCAATTGCAGCATCCTCAACATAGCTTCCAGTGTTGCGACGTATCTCGAAAGGAGTATAGTCAGGAGCACCACCAGCTAAAGTGATTGTTTCAATAGTCCAAGTGTTGGTTGCATCCAAAGCAATGGATGAAATGTTGTCTTGCTGATTAATCCAAATCTTTTCGATGCCACCACTATTGTTGTCGCACGATTTTACGATTGTTTCTAAAGCTTCACAAGCCATAATGTTTTTGATTTATCAGTTTAAAAAAAAAGGGGGAATTTCACCCCCTAAAATATTTAGGCAGCTGCGTTGTAGAATACAATCTCAGCACCGTTCACATGAGTGAATCCAACTTTCATGTTAGCACGAGTACGGATAACCGGCTCAGCAACTGTGTCAGCTAAGTTGACAGCACGCAATGCTTTGCCATCACCTTCAGCATCAAAAGAATAGATAAGATTGCCTTTCAACGTAGCGACAATTTTGGATGTCGTACCCATACCTGGACACAATACCATCTTGATTCCCAAGTAAGAGAAGTCGAGGGCTTGAGTCAAGTTGGCCTGAGTGTTGGCAGCAGCAACAGCAGCACGGTAAGCCGTAGCAACTGGAGTCGATACATAGATTCTCAAGTCTTCTTGGTTGGCGATTACAGCAGCTGGGATAGCAGCGTAAACTAAAGCTAATTTAGCAAGGACATTCGATGGAGTGATCGCAACTGGTGAAGCGATATCAATCACAGCTGAATCAGCAAGCAATCCTTTTACATAACCATCACACAATGCGAGGGCTGGTACTAATGATTCAGTATCACCTAACCAGCGAAGCTTCTCGATGTTCTCAGCGATTGTTTTTGCCATCTCATTCCAGTAGAAATCCATGAAAGATGCAACAGTGAAGTCACCGTTTGAACCTTTTGTCATTTGAAGAGATACGAATGATTGCTCCAAATTGAATTGGCAGATTTCAGCCATTGCTGACAATCCACATACATCGATTTCAACAGATGAGAGGTCATCAGTGCTCGCATTCCATCCGCAGTTCTCTGCTTGGAGGACCTGACCGAATGTTACGGTTGAAATTTTAGTCTTATATTTGACACCAGGAAGTGTACGGTAGTTGTCAACTACTTCCTCATTCAAATACGCACGAGAATAGAATGCCTCGCTGTTTGCTTGCAATAACGCTGATGCGTCAATGTCCAAGTCGAATCTTAATTTTCTGCTCATTTTGGTTTGTTTTTTATTGGTTATTTAGGTTTAAAAATTTACTAACTGCGCTGAATTTGTCTTGCATCGACATTTTTTGTTTGTTGTCGGTAGCCTCAACTTCAACTTCTTTTTCGCCATACATCTCTTCCATCTGATTGCGAAGGTCTGCAAGCATGGCAATCAATGCCTTCTCACGTTCCTCAATCACTGGCAAGACGATTGCAAGAATCGCTTCTGCATCTGCTGTCGGGTCGATAGCCATTTCTTCATCAGTGATGGTTGAATCTTCAGTCACTGTCTCCTCGACTGTGGTGTCTTCCAACGCTACTGGCTCAGCTGCCATCTCTTCTTCAACCACTTCAGCGGTTTCTTCTTTTTCCATCTCTTTGATTTCAATAACCTCGCCGCCTTTCACGACATAGATTTTGTCCTCAACAAGATATTCTCCATCTGGTAACTTGTTCATGTTATTTAGTTTAATTTGTTCCGATAATTTAAGACCAAGAAAGCCCTCGATTGACAATCCGATTTGACCATCTTCAACCAATTTGTTGTAGTACTCGGGGTCAGTTACTTGGACAGTCATCATGAGTGTGCCTTGTGGGACCTCCATACCAAATGTGCTGAATGCTTTGTCCTTGGTTGGGTTGTCCACAGTCCATATATCAAGGATGTAGGCTGGTACCTTCTTTTCTGTGTCATGCTCCAGGTTAAAGATGTCACGATTGCGGAGGTCGGCCATGAATTTCGAGTGAATCTTGTCGATGACCTCAGCAGTGAACTGCACATAATACTCGCCATCTTCTTTGTTGTTGCGATAGATGTCCATAGGTATCATTGCCGGTGCCGTGATGCGATACTTTAGATCGTCAGCGAAAATCATTTTTTTCTCTGCGCTGAAAGCCATCCCCTTGACCTTGATTGCTGGTGTCTTGGTGAACGCAATCATCTCGATGCCTAAGTTTTCGCCATCGGCAAACTCATCTTCGATTGTGATTTTGTAAACTGGAATATCTTTGGTCATGCTTATATTGCAAAATTTGTATCTTTGTTCATAAATTGATATTATGATACAAGTATTTGACCAGGAGATTCCTAACAAAATGGATGAGCTCACGATTGAGCAGTTCGAAAAAATCAGCCAAATTTTAAACAACCAAGAATTTGACAACATCGAGAGATATGTTGAGATGTTCAAATATCTTGGCATCAAAGAGGAGCAATGGGATGACTACCCATTCAGCAAGTTTGTTGAGCTGATAAAGGAATTCAACCTGAACTCATTCACACCAGGTGAAACAGTGACAAGCATCGAGGTGGATGGCTACACCTATGAGGCGCAGCTCAAGCTGTCAGTGAAAGAGACCAAGCTCATCGAGAAAATTGTCAACACCAAGCCGAATCACTACCTGAGTGATATCATGGCGATTATGTTCAAACGAACTGACCTATCCAACACCGAGCACTTCACCGATGCACATCTCAAGCACAAGGCAAAGTTATTCCGCACTCAGAAGGCTGAGTTGTGTGTGCCATACATTGTATTTGTGACTGACAAAATCGCTGAGTATGCCCAGGCCAACACTACCACAGAGGTGGAATCAAGTCAGTCTTGAGCAGTTCATTGAGCTGCGACAGCTGAAAGGTGAGGATGGTGTATTCAACCACAACATCGATATCATCTGTGCACTCACAGACTCGCTCCCTGAAGACTTCGATGACCTCGACATCGCAGAGGTAGCTGAAATCTTCAAAGACCTTCAGTGGCTCTACACCGAGCCGAGCAAATTGTACACTGATAGGATAGGAAAGTTCTACCTCAAGCCAATGACTGACCTCACTCTCGGTGAGTTCATCGACCTGGAGCACTACTTCACCACTGACTACCTTCAGTATCTGCCCAACATCTGCGCTCTGCTGTATCGCATTCCCGAAATAGTCGAGGACAATGTGGTCGCAAAGTGGGAGTCAACTGATTTCAAGACATCGAGTCGGGTGCACTACTTCCTGGACCAACCAATCACCAAGATGTATGGGGTGCTGACCGAGTATATTAAGTTCAGAGATAACTTCATCAGCAGCCACAAGAACCTAATGGGTGAGCAAGTGAGTGAGGACCTCAATGATATCACTGACCCTGAAGAAAAGAAGGAAGCGGAGCGTGAGAAATCA